CCCACACGCCCCGAAAACTGGAAAGTACCAACACGCGAATCAAGGTACTCATTCGACGTGTCCACCACCCAGACACCTTTTCCCTTTGTAAAACGCACGCGACCGAAAACGGAAGCGTTACGCCGGCAACAGACAAAGCGCCAACACTCGCGTCTAGACAGACCGAGAAGCCTGCGAGTACGAGTGGTTACGAGACCAGAAAGCTGCCACGGAGAGCAGCCCTGAAGGCACTTGTCCATCCACCGCTTTTTCGCCTCCTTCTCACAAGAGGCGTCACGCGTCCACGCTTGCTCAACCATCACCCACTTGAAGAGAGCCTCACCGACCTCCCGGTCAAACCGGGAAACACGATGAGGCGAGCGCTGGACAAAAAAGTCAGGTACTCCACCACACGAGATGTGTGAAAAACTCTCGGGGGGAAGAGGAGGTTCATCCCACTGTTCCAAGTAGAAGAGCTCCCTCCACCAAAGTTTACAAGAAACTAAGGAGTACCGATCCACATCTAACCCCATTCCCCTAGTCAAAGACCGCCTGCAGCCAAGGACCGCATCGCGATTATTCAACAAGAAGAGACGCTGGAAAACACGCCTCTTCTCGAGCCCGTAACCGCGGCATAAGGAGCGGAACCTACTCCTTAAGCTGACGATCTTCTCTGGCATGGACTCTTTGTCCGCCCAAATACACTTCGGACGGACAAAGGGTACATAACGACATGAGCCGACCTTAGAACCGGAGTCAAAAGGTACGGAGTTCAAAGAGAAGAAACGGTGATGCACCAGAGTCTTCCCTACACTCAAAGTCAAACCAGAGCGTCCAACACCTTGCATCCATGCCTCAGCCTCCACCGGAGTGGATCTGAACACAATGTCGTCCCCATTGATAAGCACGGGCACATCCCGAGGGATGAAGAATTTAAATGCAAGGTAATTGACTAGACATAACAAGGGGAAGGAGGTTAGTTGTCCCATTAACTGTCCACGACGCTGCGTGACAACGTCGTCGCAACCTTCACCTCTCAAAAGAGAGCTGTAAGATGAGATTGCGTGCTCGCGTATACCCTGAGGTATCGAAACGGCGCGAGAAAAGACAGCATCAAGAATGGTAGTTTGGACCTCCGAGTTCAGATTATCAGTAGCAGACTCGTAATCGCCACTGACAAACAACTCACCGTTTCGTGTGAATCTTTTGAACCGCGATGGGACAGCATCGCCACGGAGCAACCAATCTTGACGGGAAAGGTGAGAGTACAAAGCAGTGTGAAGAGGACGGAGAGCATTATCAACACGAGGTGGTATCGATATGATCCGCCACTTTCCACCACTCTCAACTGCTTGCACTCTTGAAACCCCACGTTGCCTAGGACACACCGAGTTAAGAACGTACTCCATAAAGTCAGCACGATCCCAACGTAACGATGCATCCAAACCTCGGCAACCTCCTCCCGACCTACCCACTTCCGAACAAGAAGTCAGCGGGAGGGAGCTACTCTCACAATACCTCGAATACGCACGATCCCAACCAAAAGGGAAAATGCGCTTTACCTCTCTTTGACAAAAGGAAAGAAAGGCCGGATCGGGACGTTCCGAAGGAACGCCCATCCGTTCGACGTAAGGTTTGATCTGAGGTTTCACCTTAGGAATGACTTTACGAAAAAGAAACAAAGAGAACGCAACAGATAACCTGCTGCGAGACGAGAGACTCGAGAGAGCCACCCGCCAGGGATGAGGCTTGCCTTCAAGCAGCGAGCTACAGAACTGCTTGATTTGCTCAGAACTTCCACCGAAGTCGGGGAGCGTCAGCCTTAGGCCATGAGCCTGAGAAAGACACTCCACAAACGACGACAGACGATCCGAGATTGTCTGGGTGGATAAACACGCGACACGTAAAAACGAATCACTCGCGTGCACCTGTACTACCATATCCGAAGATAGGTAGGGAACGTAGGAA